GAGGGCACGCGGCTGGGGAGGCAGGAGCTACACGCCGAGCTTATTGACCCTGAAGAGTCAGGAGTGGTCACTAGAGATATGTTCCGTCTCTGGCCTAATGGTAAGCCACTGCCTGATTTTGAATACATTATCCAAAGCTATGACTGCGGATTCAAAGACAAAGAATACAACGACCCTACTGCAGCGACTACTTGGGGGTGCTTCAAGCCGCTAGACGGTCCTATGGCTGTGCTGCTGATAGATTGCTGGCAAGAGAAGCTAACCTTCCCTGACCTCAAGCCTAAAGTCATTGAGGAATATCAGAATAGTTATGGCGAGGGTAAGAAGCAGAAGCGCCCTGATTTGATCCTCGTGGAAGACAAAGCCGCGGGTATCTCGCTGATCCAAGAGCTACAACGAGCGCATCTGCCAGTTAGGGGATGGAATCCTGGCCGTGCTGATAAGATGCAGCGTTTACAGATTGCTGCTACTGTTGTTGCGGCTGGACGTGTATGGTTACCAGAAAGTAGTGTAAAATCAGGATATGTACGAGATTGGGTAGAGCCTATGCTTTCTCAGCTATGTTCGTTCCCTGAGAGTAACCACGATGACTTTGTGGACTCAACGAGTATGGCATTGCGGTTTCTGAAAGATACGGGATGGCTGGAGATTAACCCGCCGCCGAGAGAAGATGACGAGTGGTACGCTGATGACGCAGCCCCGAAGCGGCTGAACCCTTACGCGGTTTAATTATGAATATCTCAGACGAACTAGAAAGAATACTCGGTGAAATGGACGAGGACGAGAAGCGTAAAGCTGAAGAGTCCAACACTGCCAAGCAGATGGCGTTGCTCGCTGAAGGTGGCACGCCTATAGGCGCGACTAAGAAAACGCCTACAGGCGCGAATGATCTTATTCACGAGCTAAGAGCGCAGATGTATGGCGCTGACCCTGCCAATACCAATATGCCGACGCAGCAGGACTTTGCTACTCAGTTGATGCAGTACCTCTCGCATATCTATTTTCCCGGTCTGGTGCAGCAAGGACAGGTTAACGTGCCTACGGCTGCTCAAGGTGACTATGCTGACGTTCCTAGCCATGCGAATGGTGGAAGTATTGGTTATCATCAGCCAGGCGCGTTAGAAGACAATATGCTTGCATTGGGTGGCCATAAAGCGTTGCCTATCATTATGGCGCTGCATAAGGCTGCGGGTGGGAGTATCGACCTTCCAAAGTTTGACGTCGGTGGTGGCGTGATGATGGACAGTGATCCGTCTATTCCCAATCCATCGACTGCTCCATCATTGGCTGGACAGATACCAACAGGACTCACACAAGACGGCGTGTCTCAATTAGCCCCTATAACGGCCACAGTTAAACGAGATCAAGCGCCTTGGTATGAAGGTCTGCTAGGCGCGGCTGATGTGGGCAAGACTTTGCTAGGTGGCGCCATGGGCATGGTCCCTGCTGCATTAGAGACAGGCGCTAGAGTGATTGGTGGCAGCCCTATGAAAGCTGAGGACATCTACGCTCAGGCATTAGGTCATTACACGCCTGACCTGCTGACTGAGCGCGGCAAAGAGATGGGCGGGGATTTAATGAGCTTTATGGAGCGCAACAAGATCCCGTTAGCTATCCCTGAGTTGATGCCGTTTGAGGAAGCACTAGGATCTGGTGCGGGTGCAGTAAGCAGGGGCGCAAATCAATTGGCTCCAGAAGCGGGTAAATTCGGTTCTGGATTTGGGGCGATTGGAGGTCAGTTTGAAAGATCCTCTGAAAAACCAATGACTGTAAGCACGAGACTTCCAACGGCTAAAGGGGCTACAGAAGATCCCATAGCTCAAAATTTGTTAGTTGACAAAGCAACTTTGCAAAAAGATCCAGAAGCATTTGCTCATAATGTAGATTTAATGCAGCGGTATCCTAATTTCAATATCAAATCTAAAGATCATGAAATTAGATCAAAAGAAATGCATGATCAAATGGTTGGCAATCTTTTGGCCTTGCACGATGCGGTTCCTCCAGATACCAGGGAAAGAAGTCAGTTATGGTATGACGGAGCCAACAATATTGTTAACAACTGGGAAAAACAATACGGAATCCCTGCGCATGCAGGAGCTGGTATGCTTGCGGCACTTTCCCCGCAGAAAGATTGGTTTATGAATGTATCTTTGGGTGGGCGTGTTATGCATATCATGCGTGAATATGCGGATAGGCCGTGGACACCAGAAATGAGTCAGGTTGCGCAAGCAATTTATGGTAAAGACAAATATGCACAAGATCTTGCTGAATTAAGCGGAAAAAGACTAAGTGATTTACAAGATCCAAATCAAAAGGCAATGTGGCTTCGCACATTTGATCAAACTTATTTCCCTCGTGAGCATAGTATTGTAACGCCAGAAGGTTATGATGCAGGAGTAAGACTTACAGATAAGGGAGTGCCATATAAGACAGGCTGGGGATCGAATAATGAGATAGCTAAAGCTATGAACATATTTGAAAATCCTACCAGAGAAAATATTAGCGCCAATCTTGGCGGTCAACACAAAGTAAGAAACTTCTATAACAATATTTACCATCCAAACGATCCTGCTGGTCATGTAACAATTGACACGCATGCCGTGGCCGCTGCTTTATTAAGACCATTATCCGGTCAGTCAACAGAAGTTGCTCATAACTTTGGTTCTGGTGTTGTGGGATCTGTTGGTCCTAAGAACAGCTCAATAACTGGTATGCAAGGAACATATGCGCCTTATGCTGAAGCATATAGAGATGCGGCAGCACAGCGCGGTTTGTTGCCGCGGCAAATGCAATCAATTACATGGGAAGCAATTCGAGGGCTTTATCCAGATACATTCAAAACCCCCGCTAATAATGCAATGATTGATAATCTGTGGAATCAACATAAACAAGGTAAAATAGATTTACACGACGTCCGTCAGCAATTGATTGGGCGAGGGATTAAAGAACCGGAGTGGAAATAAGATATGGATTACGTTCTAGATTACATGAGAAAGCGTGGCATTCCAGAGACGCGTGAAAACTATCTTAAGGAAGCTTATCCAGAGGGATTGCCCGAGTGGAGTGCAGAGCTTGAGGCAAATTTGCCTGAGCATTTACAAAAAACGCCGCGTAAAGAAAGTTAATTATGGCTGATGATATCCAAGAGAACGAAGACGGCAGCGCAGACGTAACTCTGCTTGATGACGATCTAGACATTGAAGAGCAGCCTGACGGTTCTGCTATCGTCCATATGGACTATAAAGGCCCTGAAGAGGACGCCGACTTCTACGAGAACCTTGCTGAGACCATAGACTCATGGGATCTGAGCAAGATGGCTCTGAAGTATATGGATTTCATCAGCAAGGATAAAGAGGCGCGTGAAGATCGTGACAAGAAATATGAAGAGGGATTACGTCGTACTGGTCTTGGTAACGATGCGCCTGGTGGTGCTCAGTTTGAAGGGGCCTCAAAGGTTGTACACCCCGTCATGGCGGAGGCTTGTGTGGATTTCGCTTCCCGTGCGATCAAGGAACTGTTTCCTCCGGACGGACCTGTCCGTACAAAGATTCTAGGCGAAGTCACTGAGGAAAAGCAAGAGGTAGCTGACAGAAAGCGTGACTTTGTTAATTGGCAGCTTACAGAGCAGATTGAAGAGTTCCGTGATGAACAAGAGCAGTTACTGACTCAGTTGCCTTTGGGTGGGTCACAGTTCCTTAAGATTTGGTATGACGAGCACAAGCGCAGACCTTGTGTGGAGTTTGTGCCGATTGATAACATCATATTGCCGTTTGCTGCTGCTAACTTCTATACCGCCCAGCGTGTAACAGAAGTGCAGGACATTACAGAATATGAGATGGAGTCTCGTATTCGCCGTGGGCTATATCGAGATGTGAACGTCATCCGCGCCACGATGGAACCGGAGATGTCGCACGCCGAGAAAGCAAACAACAAGATTGAAGGCAATAAGTACCAAGACAACAAAGACGGATTGCGTCGTGTATACCATGTGTATACGTGGCTAGAGTTAGAAGAAGATACGCGCACAGACGGCGAGATGGCTCCTTACATTCTGATGATTGATGAGTTGGATTCAGAAGTATTGGGCTTGTACCGCAATTGGGAAGACGGTGACGAGACAATGACCAAACTTGATTGGATGGTCGAGTTTAAATTCATTCCTTGGAGAGGTGCATATGCTATTGGTTTACCTCATCTTATCGGAGGTCTTTCTGCCGCTCTTACTGGTGCCCTTC